TTTTTGACTGCCATTCCCTGCTTAAAAAATCTAATTATTTCTCTGACTGCATTTGCTTCTTTTAGTTCTCTTGGAGAAAGTCTAAATGTAAATCCAAAGGAACGAAGAGTGGGTCCTCCAAAAAGAAGTTCTAAGTTTGGATTCAATACAGCTCCAGTTGTTCTTGATAGTAATCCTTGAATTCCAACAGCTTCTTGAGCAAAATAAACATTCATAGCATTTTGTGCATCTGTGCTGCGAAGAGCTTTCATCACACCAGCTAAAATTGCCGCAGCATTTTGATTGAGTTGAAATGCATTATCTGATCTTATTAATTGTAATGCTGCTCCAGCTGCTGCAGCAGCAACAGGATTTAAAGATCCTCCACTCCAATCTACTGTATTACTATCACTAATTGATGGTTGAATTGGTAATGTAACAGAACCTGTTATTGTTGTTCCTTCTTTTCTTTTAAATGGATCTACCGCTCCAAATTTTGTATTAATCGTACTGCCCTCATTAGATTTCATAGTAAATTTAATTCTATCTTGTTTATTTGATGCTAAATCTATTGGATAATAATATTCATTATTAGGGTATCCTTTAGCATATTCTTTTCTATAATCAGCAGAATTTATGCCAAGACTAATATTCACACCGGTGTTAGCAGCGAAGGCTCCTGCTCTTGTTATATCATCAGTTGCTGCAGTTGCTGCGTTACGCTGAGCTGCGGCAGCAGCAGCAGCCTGTTTATTTTGTGCAAAAGTTGTATATGGTTGATACGTATTTGCATCTTGGAATCCTTGTTTTTGGGAATCTGGTAATTTATTAATTACAGTCGTTGTATTGGCTTTAAAAACATTTTCATTTTGTGTCAGAAGACTTCCATAAGTTTCTGTTGAACTAAAACCTTTTCCTGAGGGAAGAAGATCATTAGCAGAACCAGAAAATGTAAAATTTTGGCTTGTTGGATTCCATTCATATAGCACGGTGGGAACTCCTGCATTAGTGCTATCTCTAGTATAGATTTTAGGAACTGATGACGGATTGTTTGGATCAATTCCTATTTTTACATTTGCATATCCTGTAGATGTAGGAATTCTAATTTCTGTGAATTGTATCGCCATCAGAAATCCTCCACAACTACAAGAGGATTAATCATCTCAATTTTTTGTAGAGAATGAGACATTTATTGATACTTTTTACTTATTTATCCAGGCACTGTACGGAAATAAGCATATCCAATATCACGCAAGTCGTTGATTTCGCTTTGACGAACAACGTGTAATTGTCCTGCAACTTCATTCCAAGTGTAGTTTCTTACTGCTCCCCAGTGAAAATTAAGTCCACGAAATCCCCATCTTTCAACACTCAAGCAAGCAATCAGTGGGTGTTGGTCGTATTCTAGTCTTGGAGTTTTTGGATTGTATATAAAGGTATAATAATTTCCAACATCAGGAACAATTTCAATATCCTTTAAAGTATCAATGATGACTAACATCATTTCTTCGGGATCATCTATTTCCTTCAAATTTTTTTTAATTCTTATAATTCTATTGGTTCCAACAAGTTTTTCATATTGTCCAAAACCCTCTGCCATTATCTGATACCTAAGTGATCTTCTGTGATGACTTTAAATTGTATCATTCTGTCTTTGCACCATTCATCTGCTGCTTTCCACTTTGCTTGATTCACTGCATAAGTTTTTGCTTCATGAAGAAAAGATTTTGTTATTCTTGATTTTTGCTTTGGTGGGAGAGTTTGTTTCTTTGGTTTTACCTCAATAATATAAGTTTTAATTTCACCAGTTTGTTCTTTAACCTTAATAATAAAATCTGGAAAATATCTATGAACTCGATTGTCAACTGGAGAAAGATAAGGAACCCAAAATTCTTCACTACCCCAAGAAATTATATTTTCATTTAAATCACACCATCTACAAAAACGTCTTTCCCAACTACTTCTACAGATGATATTATTCACATCACCTTGATATTTTCTAGGATATTCTGGTTTGTATTTACTCTTAATACTTTCTGCCATTATCCTAACTACATAATATATCAAAGTAAAAGTATTTATAGATAGATGTCTTTACCTAGTAGTCCATCAAAAAAAGTTCTGGCGGATTTAAAAGCATCTATTTTAAATCCATCACTTACTTCAACATATCAGTGTTGGTTTCAACCATTAAATTCGAGTGGTGAATTAGAAAAATGGTTTTCCGATAGAACTGCTGCTGGATTGGGAAATTATACTAAAGCTAAAGATGAATTTATTTCCTTATCTTGTTCAGAGGCATCTCTTCCGGGTTCCTCTTTAGCAACACATGAGATTAATAATGATTATACTGGTGTAACAGAAAGACATGCTTATCGCAGACAATACGACGACAGAATATCATTTACTTTTTACGTAGATCATGATTATCAAATTATACATTATTTTGAAAACTGGATGTCTTTTATTGTTAATGAACAAAGAACGAACTCTACTGCTTTTGGACCAGGAGTAGATAATTTAAATTATTCATATCGCGTAAATTTTCCAAAAAATTATCAAGTACCAATTTATGTGGGAAAGTTTGAAAGAGATTATACGGGAAGATCTTTAGAATATAAATTTATGAATGCATATCCAATTAGTATTGATTCGATGCCAGTCTCTTATGATTCTTCACAGTTATTAAAATGTACAGTATCGTTTACTTATTCTAGATATGTTATCAGCGTAAAAAATATAAGTGTTAGTAACAGCGAAGGACCTTTACAAAATAATTTTGGATTGCAACTATTGCCAGGTAATGTTGGTGGATTCACTGGAACAGGATTTGAAGGATTTGCACCTTCAGATGTAGGATAATAAATAATCACACTGAAACTTCTATAGGATATTATGCCTTTACCAAAGATCTCTACGCCAACATATGAGTTGGAATTGCCTTCGACTGGACAAACAATTCAATACCGTCCATTTTTAGTTAAAGAAGAAAAACTATTAGTATTAGCATTAGAAAGTGAGAATACAAAAGAGATTACAACTGCGATTAAAAATGTAATCAAATCTTGTATTCATACCAAAGGAATCAAAGTAGAAACTCTACCTACATTTGATATTGAATATCTTTTCCTCAACATTCGCGGTAAGTCTGTTGGGGAAGAGATTGAGGTGAATATCATCTGCCCTGATGATGGGGAGACTTATGTCCCTGTCAAAATTAGTATTGATGATATTAAAGTAGATAAAAAAGAAGAGCACACTAACAAAATCCAAGTTGACAAATCAATCGTGATGGAGATGAAGTATCCATCACTAGATCAGTTCATTAAAAGTAATTTTGATCTTAGTTCTGATGGTGCGATGGATCAATCATTTGATTTAGTTGCAGCATGTATTGATAAAATTTACACCGAACAAGAAGTATGGGCTGCGGCAGACTGCACAAAGAAAGAACTAGTGGAGTTTCTTGAACAGATGAACTCAACTCAATTCAAAGAGATTGAGAAATTCTTTGAGACAATGCCTAAACTTTCTCATGAAGTCAAAGTTACAAATCCTAAGACTGAAGTTGAGAGCACTGTCGTGCTGGAGGGACTCTCAAGTTTTTTCGCATAGCCTTAATCCATATGGATTTGGAAAGTTATTTCAAACTTAATTTTTCGTTGATGCAGTACCATAAATACTCATTAACGGAGATTGAGAACATGATTCCTTGGGAAAGAGACATCTATGTTGAATTATTAAGAGCTCACTTAGAAGAAGAAAAACTTAAGCAGCAGCAAAATGGGTCCTGACGAGTTAGATGATCTATTATCCAGTATAAAAGCGGAGGGTAAGAAAGGTTCTGCTCTTGCTTTGTATGAAGGCGTTCGTGAGGATGATTTAGTTGATGAGAATATAGATGAAAGAATATTAAAATTACTTGGACTTGATGATGTTTTTGATATTGACTATGGAACATATGTCACTCTTCTAAAAGAAAGGCTTGCAGCATCTAGAAATTTCAGTAAAAAACTTTCTACAGAAGAAGATGAATTG